AATATCCTAGTGAATCTAAATATCCATTATTATTATCAAAACAACCTGTTGCTACCCACAAAAAATTATTATCTAATTTATTTAGAGGTAATGGACCACTAGGTATAGCCATGTCAAATCTAATTCGGATAACCCAATCATATATAAAATTATTTTTTTGTTCATATTGTTTCTTAAGCTCATTTGACTTATATATTGAGTAAAACATACTATATAAATGATCACTTTTAATACTAGGCATTAATCTATTAGACCATTTATTAGATTCAAATTGTATTTGAGGTTCAATAATACAATTTACTGGGTTGTATAAGGTAAGCATTGTTTCCATTAAATTTTTTGGAATTTTGTCTCCCATTGCCCAATCATTTCCATTCCTAAAATGTTCTCCTACCATATTAGATATATCCCAAGTATGTATAAATACATCTGGATTGAAGGCCTCTAATATATAAGGTTTCATAGATTCATAATAACATATTTCTAAAAATCTAGCTTGGCCAGATAAACATAATGCTACTTTCATTTAAAATTATTTTATTTTTGTTATATATGCTGTAGGACAGGCATAATCTAAGGATTTTATTGATAAATTTTTTTCTTCTATAAATCTATCAACTCCTCGAGACTCACTCCATTTATGATAACCATATTCATCAAATGCTATTACACCACCTTTTGTTATATTTAACCATAAATTATTTAAAGTATCGTATGTAGGTTGTTCTAAATCTAAATCCATATATAATAAAGATATTTTAAACCCAGGATTCATTTCAGTAAATTGCTTACTAGTTATTGATATATCTCCTTGTATTAGCTCAAATTCAGATGATTTAAAATCATGTGATAAAAGTTGATCATGTAACATTGATTTAAATGAATTATTATGTGTAAAATTTCTATCTTTGAATAAAACATTCATTGCTTCTTTATCTGTATTATCATTTATAGAAGATATTAATCCTTCAGTATCAAAAAAATCAAAACCAATTACTTTTTTTGAACTATTAGGATTAAAAATATTTTTTAATTTTAAAAAAGTATACAATCCTGTTCCTTTAAATACTCCACATTCAACAATATCTCCAGGAATATCTTTAACTTGATTATAAAGTAAAGTTCTTGCTATCATCTTATTAAAAACTCTTCTATCATTACTTAATAAGAAAGAATTAAAACTATCAAAAATTATTTGTGATGTTTGAGTTACTTCTAAGTTATTGATGTTTATCATAATTTGTAATTTTTTAAATAATAATCTAAATCTTCTGGTGTGCCTAATCCCCACATTCTATCAACATTGAATGTTTTTATTTCTTTTTTATCTTCAATAGCTTGATTAAAAACAGGACAAACATAAAATTCATTATTTACACGAATATTTTTTTTAATCATTTGTTCAGCATATTTAACAAAATCAGAGCCATGTTTCCAAAAATAATACCCAACAGTTGCATTATCTGATATTGGGTTTTTTTCAGCTACTTCTATTACTAGTCCATTTTCGTTTATTTTGGCAAATGACCATTTTGGATGAGTTGCTTTAAATGTAACTATGCCTCCATCAGCATTAGTTTCTTGCATTTTATACATAAATTCATTTGAATCCCATTCTACAAATTGGTCAGAATTAGCAAAAAATAATGAATTATCATTATTAATATATTTTTTAGCCAATAACGCGGTACATGCTGCTCCCTCAGTTAACCCATCAACTTCAACAATTTTACAGCCTGGGGTAATTAGGTTTAATAAAGTATCTAAATTATATTTTTCACGATGTTTTTTTTGTGTAATATAGATATAATTGGCATCAATATTTAAATTTTCTACTACTACTTGGATCATTGGTTTATTTCTAACATCAATAAGAGGTTTTGGAAATGTATAACCAGCTTGTTCAAATCTAGAACCCGCACCCGCCATTGGAATTAATACATTTAATTTATCATCTTTCCATTTAGGTGTCATATTTATTTTTTCTTTATTTAAATATTTATTAATATTAATATATGTAACTTCTTTTGGAGAACCAACTCTCATAATATTAGCTTTACTTCTTCCAGCTGCTAATAATCCATAAGGAGAATCCTCTATAATTAAAACATCTTCAGGTAAATATCCCATTATTGATATAGCTTTCCAATATATTTCTGGATGTGGTTTACTGTTTTTGACATCTTCATTTGATAATATTAAATCAAAATATTCAATAATACCAAGTTTGGATAATACAGTTAATACTGTTTTTCTAATGCTATTAGAACATACAGCTAATTTATAACCATTATTAGTTAACATAGCCATTGTTGTTACTAAATCTGAGTTATGTTTTAAATTTTTTAAAGCTTGTAATGTATATATTTGTTTATCTTTCCATACTTGTTTATGATTTTCTGGTGGTAAATTTTTTTTAAGGGTTAACATTTCTAATTTTTGATTAGTTTTAAGTCCATCATAAATTGATAAATGTTCATCCCAATTAATAGCATATTTTGATCCTAATGCTTTATTTAAAGCCTCATAATGTATTTGTTTAGCTTCTACTAATACACCATCTAAATCAAATATAATTAACTTAATCATTTTTTTCTTATTAATGAAGTAATACTTCTGTATTTGAATTGAGATTCTTGATATTGGTTAAATTTATTATGAATTTCAATATAGTTAATATTTTGTTGTAAATAATAGTTTTGATCTTGAGTAAGATATATACTATTGAATGACTCCATTAAATAATATAAAGTTGTATTTTTTCTATTTTCTTGTATATCTAACATTTTTCCATAAAGAGGAAAACCATTATCTGCTAAAGAAGTATGTAAGTCTTCTATAAAAAACATTCCTCTTGATTTTAAAATAGGGAATAAATATCCTAAAGTAATCTGTTGATCTAACATATGATGGCTTCCATCATCCAATATCATATCAAATTCATATCCTTTATCTTTACATTCTTTAACAAAATTGACTAATTGGTCTGGTTTAGATTGATCTAATTTAAATGTAAAAACTCTATCATTATTGTATTCTGATTTATCATCAATATCTAGTCCAATAATGATACTATTAGGTAAATATTCATACCATGTTCTGAGGGATTTACCATCACATAATCCTATTTCTAAAATTAATAATTCCTCATCTTTAATAGGTTCTAAATATTTTTCATAAAAGCTGGCATATGAATGTTTAGGACCAATTTCTGTTCCTTTATCTGATTTATATTTATTAAATAATGTTTCTAATTTACTCATATTTAAAATTTTTAATTTTTAACCATTTAATATTATCATCTATTTTAAATTCTTCTAGATCAGCACTTACATTTTTATATCCTAAATGTAAATTATTTTTTAATTGAGATAGAAGAATATGATTATTAATAAAATCAACATCATTATGCTCTGGGTGGTTATGGGTATGGTATAATCCATAAAATAAACCTTCTTTATTTCTTTTCCATTTATAACCTAATAATCGTAATCTATCTCTGGTGTCATCATCTTCTTTACCCCACCCTTTATAATATGGATTTAAACCATTTACTTTATAAAATAAATCTCTACTTAATACAAATACTCCACCTGAGTGGTCCCCAACATCATTTATAAAATTTCTATACCCTCCAGGAATATCATCTATATTTCTTGGTTGATTATCAGCTCCTAAAAATAATACTTGTCTTACTGGGTATAATGGGGTCAATCTATCTGTGTGATAAGTTACATTATCTGTAGGGTAATAATCTACATCATGAAATATTAATATATCACCTGTTGATTTAGATACTGCTAGGTTGTATAATGAATTTTTTTGAAATTTATCATCATCATTTTGCTCAGCAATTATTATTTCATAATTTTTATCTTGAAAAATTTCTTTTAATTTTGGTAATAGTATAGATAGATGTTCTTCTCTATTTCTATAAGAAATTATAATTGAATATTTATCTTGTAAATCCTTGGATTCTATCATATTGATGTACTATTTTATAATTTTTTATATTATTTAAATCAAACTTAACTAATCCAGCATTTATCACATGTAAATGTACTGCTAATTCATCTTTTAAGTTAGTAAATATAGTTTTTTCTTTATATTTAGTTTGAATTAAATAATTATAGGATGTTTGATCTGCTACTTTATATTTACCTACTGATAATAGATATATATCAACACATATTTCTTTCATTAATTCATATCCTCCCCCAAATACACCTACGTTGTATACTGTTTTATCTAAGAGTTTTTCTAATCCTACTATGCCTAAATTATAATGTATATGATTTTTATTCCATTCTTCATTTTCATATATAATTTCTTCACTTGTAGCAGTTAAAAAATTAGAATTTAAATATAAAAATGGATTATTGTTAAAATAAACATCACGTACATCTGTGATTAGTACTTTATCATATATGTTATTTTGTAAATAATTCCATATGTGAAAAAATCTAATATTATGAATTAAATCATAAGAAACAGCAAAATCACAAACTCCAGTATCAAAATTAAATTGTTTTTTTTCATTACCCCAAAAATCAAAATTAGGATATATAACATTTATGTTATTATTTTTTAAATATTCTTCAATTCCATTATTTGATGGATTATAAAGTAATAAAACTCTTTCACAATCTTCCCATTTTGAGGTTTCTATCCAGTTTTTTAACTCGTGTGGAGAATAATTTCCACTAATTGCTCCTATTAGTAAATTTTTCATTTATAAAAAGTATATCTTGTTGATAGGCTCCATGATTACGTTGTTCATCTAATATTTCAGTTCTAATAAATCCTATATTATTCATATAATCTATTACTTCATTATATAAAGGAGAATTTTCATTATATTGGGTTAATGATACTTCTAATAATATTCCTTTAGCTTTACTACATAACTCAATTCCTCCTTCTATAATATCTAACTCTGATCCTTGAGTATCAATTTTTATAAGATCAAATTCAGAATCATTTTCAAATAAATTATCTAATTTAATTCCTTTCTTTTTAATAATATTTAATTGATCATATGAATAAAATTGAGTTAATTCTTTATATATAGAATTACCAGTACATATTGGATCATTTTTTCTACTATAAAAATCATACTCAGAATTATCTTTAGTTAATAATCCTATATAATAATTATCTGTTATTTGTTTTAAATATGGTTCACATTCATCTGAGGCTTCAATAGAGAATATATAACTATTTGGAAATGCATTTTTACATTCTATATGAAATTGTCCAATATTAGCTCCTATATCTAGAACTCTATATGGATAGAAATAATTAGTTATTTTAGATAGAAGCATAATAATTATTTTGTTTTTCTTGTCTTTCAATATCTTTAGGATGATATAAACACCAATATTCTTCAGTTGGTAAAGGAGAAAATGTTTTTGTACCTGTTATTCTTTCATGTACTTTACCTTCCCATTTAATTTCAGAGTTAATTTTGTAGATACGAGTTTGATAATCAGGAAAATTAACCCATCCTTTTTCATTAACATTCCATCTCCATTGTTCAATATGCCACTGTGTTAATCCTTCAATAACATTAATTCTAGGAACCATAAACATATCAACTTCTGGGTTTTGTTCTAACAAACTAGGTAATAATTTAATTAAATCAACATGAGGTATTTCATCAGCATCTATTTGAAAAATATAATTACCTGAACAAAGTTTGCCTAATTTGTTTTTCCAACTAGCAAAATCTTTATTAAAATTAGCTGGATGGATTTTTATATTTTCACCTTGTGATTCAAGATATTCCCATACTTCACTAGGACCTTTATCATCAAATAAAACTACAATTTCATCTTCATTACGTTTATTTTTAAGTAAAAATGATATAAGACGTTTTATTTCATTTAGTTCATTATAAACTGTAATTGCATAACTTATTTTCATATTATTTAATATAATATTATTCTGGCAGTATGCCAATATAAGATAAAGCTTCCATAAAATCTTTCATCTCAAAACCTTGCATTGTAGTCATGTCCATTCTATACTCGTAAAACTGACCTGGTTTCTTTTTGATTGGATATTTTTCTTTTTCTTCTTCTGCTATTTTTACTGCTTTCACAGCGGCCCACTTAGCATTCTCTTTACTAGTACCATTATAGAATACCATTCCTTGATTAGGTACATTAATAGTTGTAGGCATCCATTTTAAACCATTATTATCTGTAAAGATCATATCTTTATAAAGTTCAGGTAAAACTTCTAATTGTTTATTAAAAAATTCTTCACCTTCTTTCATTAAAGAATTAGTTGTAAAACCACAACCAAAACAAGAATATGTTTTGATTTCTGGTGAATTTTCATTTACGTAACAAGCATCTGAGCCACAATGAGGGCAAGTCATTAAGTTATCCATTATTTTTCTACTTTTTGTAATTTAGGTAATTCTATTTTTTTAAGTTGTGGTAATTTAAGAGTCATTTGTTTAGGGAATTCAGGAATACGTTTTAAATACTCAGACATTTTTTCATTCATTTTTTCAAATGAAAAATTTGTTTTAGTATAAAATCCTAAACGTTTACCATTAACAGTGTAATCTTTATAATTTTCATAAACCTCTTTCAAATTTTTTCCTATTTGACTTAAATCAGGCGAAAACCATCTAGCTTCTTTTAAAATCCATTGATTAGCAGCACTTGGATGTACATTTGTTAAAGCACCATTTATTAGAACTGTAAAATCAGGATTACAAAAATCTAAATGTCCACTCCAATTTGACACAATAAGTGGTTTTTTACTTTGAGTAAATTCAAGTAATGGTCTACCAAATCCTTCACCTTTAGTTAAACTAACCATAGCTTTAACTTTCGGATGATTATAAATTTCATTCATTTCTTCATCTGAAAATTCACCATGTAGTAAATAAATGTTTGGTAAACTATATCCTTTAACTGTTTCTTTAATTTTAGCAATACGTTTTAAAATTTCATCTCTATCCATGTAAGATGGACCTACAATAGATGTTTTTAATACTAAAGCAGGAGTATGTTTTTTATTTTTAAATGTTTCTAAAAATGCCTTAACTAATAATCCTACATTTTTTCTATCTTCACCCATATCACCTTGTAACCAATGACCTACAAACAAATAACAAAATTGTTCAGGTATAGTATCTAAATTACCTACTTCTTTATTTGGATTTTCTAAAAATTTATAAACATTAGTATCAATTCCTTCAAATATTACTTCAATAGGAGTTGTAACTTCTAAAGTGCCTTCAGATTGTTTTGTCTGATTGTTTATTTTTTGGTACTTTGAATTTAAAAATGCTCTTTTTGAATGTATTGATGATACTAGTACTAAATCCATTCTATTACAACCTTCAACCCAATCATTAGGTACAATATCTGTTTCTAAACCTGCTGTGATTCCAATATTATATTTACCTACTTTTTGAAATTCAGTTGGGATTGTAATCCAGATAAAAATATCAGGTTGAGATGTTAATTGCCCTTGAATAACATATTGATTTAAAAACTGCCATTCAGGATTTTCTTCAATAAAGTTAGTAGGAGTATTACCCCAATTACAAGGAATAATTTTTATATCCCATTCATCTTTTTTTAATTGAATTATTGATTTTACAGTATCACGAGCTCTAGCTCCATAACCTGATAAAGTATCTATTGGCGCATAGATAACACAACTATTTTTACTCATATTAGTATATTAATTTATGATTTAAAACTCTTTTTTGAATATCATTTGTATTAATTAATTCAAATTTTTCTCTTGGTTCCCAAGTATTAAATAATTCATCTAAATATTTAATAACTCGTTGACCCATTTTTTCTCCTGTAAACCCAGCTTCATCACTTAAAGCCCATTCACGACCTGCTAAACCTCTTTTAACACGTTCTTCTTTAGACATGTTATAAGCTTCTTTAATTCTATCAGCAGCATCTTCTGCTTTACATCTATCATCCCAAATGTAAGGTGTGACTGGAGAACCTTGAATTGAACGATTACTTGGGTAAACAGGTAATGCCCATTCCCCATGCTTTTTAATTGTACCGTTATGGTTTGAAGGAAATTCAGAATCAAAATCAATCCAATTTCCATCATCAAAAGCAAATCTCATTTGATCTTGCATTCCACCTGTTACATTAGCTATAATTAATTTTCCAGTTAATAATGCTTCTGTTAATGATAATCCCCAACCTTCATTTGATGTTAATAAAATTTGAGCATCAGTCATATTATATAACCAATTCATTTGTTGAGGAGGCAATGCTCTATCTGAAAATATAATGTTGTATTTAGGGTTATTATCAAATAAATATTCACATACTGCTCCTAAATCTGTTCCATTATCGTCTACAACTTGTGTGTGTAATAAAAAAGCACATTTTTTAGCTTTTTCTTCAGATAATGTATCAATAAAGTATTTATATGCTAATAATGTATCAGGTATTTGTTTTCTTCTAATATTTCTAGAATTAAAAAATAATACAAAATCATATTCTTTATCTTTAAAAATTTGTTTTTTAAAATCTTTAAATCCAGGTTCATTTTCATTTATAGGTTTAAAAATATCATGATTTAAACCATGAGGAACATATTTTATTAATTTATCTTCAGCTTTATAACCTAAAACTAATTTGTTAATATTTACTGTTTGTTTGGAAATTCCTAATAAAGCATCACATGCTTCATAAAATGGTCTATTATACATTGGAGCTGGGTAATCATCCCAAATGTTTAAATACACAATTGGTATTTTTCTTCTAATTTCATTTTCAATTTGAAATAACCACATAAAATATCTTGGATCAGTGATCAAAAATATAGCATCTGGTTTTTCAACTTTAATTAAATGTCTAATTAGATTAGCATCTCCGTAACCATCTACAGGATAAAGATAAACAGAAGTATCTTTTAACCCTGTATTAGCATTTGTATCAGGAGATAAATCTAATTTTTTACCTTTATCAGGATGATTAATGGCTCCTGCTACTTGTATCCAATTAAAATGTTGAACTGTATTAAGAACCATTTCACGAGCAACAGTAGCTACTCCTGAATGCACTCTTAAATCATCACAAATTAATAAGATTTTTTTCCTCTCATTAGGAGGTAAATAAGCAAAACTTGAATTCATATAACTTAATTTTGATTTAATTTTTGTTTTAATTCATCTAATAACATTAAATAAGTTTCATCTACAAGACTAACATTTGTATAAATCCTAACATCCTTCACTTCAGTTTGGTTAACTGTAGATTGTATAAGAATTTGATTATCAGAATCAAGAATTTGAATTCTAATTTTTAAATTTAGTTTTTCTAAATTTTCCATAACTTATTGTTCTTTTATTTTTGGATTAATATGATTTGTAAGTTGTTTTCTAAAACTTTCGTCTTTAAGATATAAATCTATTGCTCGATTTACAAGCTTATTTAAACTAAATTTTCTTTTTACACATTCTACTTTAAAAACTCCAAATAGATCTTTGTCTACTTTTACTGAGGTGAGTTGGGTATCATTACTTTCATTTGACATAACATATATTTGTATATAAATATATAAGGATATCAAGAGACTGCCTTATTGCATAAATCTTTTTTATTTTTAAATGGACAATACCTACAAGTACTTTTATCAGGTTTAGCTTGATAATCAGTAGTTTTAAATGTTCCATCCATATTAAAAATATCTTCAATAAAAGTATTTAAAGCTGTATTGGCTTTATTTAATTTTGTTTTACCATTAGCAGGTATAAACTCTTGAATACGTTTTTGAGGAAATTCACTTTCCTCCCATATTTTTCTTTTTAATATAAAGAATTTAACATTTATATTTTCTATAGGAACATTAAATTGTTTACTAAAATAGGTTTTGTAAAGTAAAATTTGAAATTGTTTTATCTCATCTTTTTTATCTTTATCACCCCATCCTCTAGCACTTGTTTTAATATCATAAATTATAAATTCATTTGTTGGTTCATGATATAAAACTAAATCTATAAACCCATTATATAAAATGTTAGAATATTTTGGATTTGGAGCCATTACAATAGGTATTTCAATTCCTACTAAATGCCAATCTCTTTTACTAAAATACTCATTTCGTTTCTTTTTAATAAAATCTAAAATAGCTAATCCATCATCAAAAAATTCTCTCATTTCTTCAGAATCACTAAAATGAGTATTATTATTATTTTTATACTCTTTAGAATAATTTTCTCTAAAACGTTCTTCAAAATAATCATCCAAATCAATTCTGTCAGCTTCAGCACCTGATGTTTCATACATTGTGTGAAGATAATGTTGAACTGATTCGTGAATTGAAGTACCAAATGTCATATTAATAGATGGAGCATAAATTTTATGACCATCTCTGTATTGTAATGCCCATTTTTTAGGGCAAGACAAATACATTGATAATTGTGAATATGAAATTGATTTTTGATAAGCATAATTGATTTCTTGGGGTTTGAAATCTCTAATCTGCTTAATTATAGAAGGAATTTTAGCCATTATTTTTAATTAATTGAATTGCTTTTTCTAAATAAAGAGTTAAATCCATTGCTTCTTCTTTAGCATGTTGTAAATAATCTAGCAATTCCAAATCAGTTCTATCTAAAGTTACTCCATACTTTTTTTCTCCTATTTGAGCTCGTTTAACATAATTTTCAATTACTGTTTGAACTATTGAATCAGGAGTGTAATCTGTATATTGTACTTTACTCATTTTAATAATTTTTTAATTTCCTTCTCATCTACTCCTTTAGTAACTAAAATATTTTCTAACCATTTTTCATCAGTTAAATTAATATATTCATTTGCCTCAGAGACTGAGCATTTAAAATATTCTGCTACATGTTGAGCTGCTTCAGGTGAAGCTTTTTTAGTATTTGACTTAATATAAGTTGAATAAGTGTTTTTAGATTGAGGAATCATAAAACAATATGTCTCATACAACTTTTTATTTGATTGAATATTTAAACCTTGAATATAATTTACTAAAGTAATATACTTAGGATTCATAGATAAAAATTTATGAATCATAAAATTATTAAATTGTTTTTGTTGTTCAGGAGTAAATGATTCCCAACTAGGTTTAGTATCAATAATTGCTTTTATAAAGTCAAATATTGTAAATGATTTAGGCTTTGTCTTGGTTGTACTGCTCATATTCTTCACGAAGTTCTTTAGGAACTAATTCTGTTAATATTTTACCTGTTTTAACATCAATAAACACAGGAATTGGAATAATAGCATCCTCAGATGTACCTGTTAAAAATTTACTGATTTTTCTTAATACTACTACTTCTTGGAAAACTTGATTTCCATCCTCAGAAATAATAGGTGTAGATTGTTTAATATCTACATTCATTTTTAGTTGTTCTTGTTGCATATATATTTATTTAATTGTTTCTAAAATTTTGGCTATGCAAGCCATAAAATTGATTTCTTTGTCTAAGCGAAATGTTGCATGGTACATATACTCTTCAAGACAAATAATTACTAAACCTTCATTACCTTTAGCATACTCATTTAATTTATCATATAAAAACTTATATAAGTCCTCATAATCGCTTAAATCAGCATTTGCTATAATTTGTCTAATGTTATTAAACGTTTTTACAGACGGTTTTTTAAGTTCATCTAACACTTTATCCTTATAATCATCAGTTGAATTAATTGATTTATCAACCACTAAAGCATTATTAATAGTATATTTTTGACAACTATTAATTATTTTTCTAAAGTCAGGATAAAATCTATTTACAATAGTAACTAAATCAGGTATTTCATATTCAATACTTTCTTTATCTAAAATAGTACTAATATGTTGAGCTACTACTTTTTTAGTTGGAGGTTGTAAATCAAATTCCTGACACCTACTTCTTAATGGTTCAATAAGTCGTTCTGGATAATTACCTGTTAAAATAAAACGAGTTGTTAAACTATATGTTTCCATCATATTTAACAAGATAACTTGTGATGCTTGAAGTATATGAGTTGCTTCATCTAGAATCACTATTTTAAGTGGCTTAAATGAACCTGCAGCTGCAAATGCTCCTACTTTTTCTCTCATAACATCCATTGATCTTTCATCAGTAGCATTAACATAAAGATAATCACAGTTAATATTATTAACTAATATTTTTGCTATAGTTGTTTTACCAGCGCCTGGTTTACCAGCAAATAACAAATGAGGAATATCTTGTTTATCTATAAACTCTTGAAATTTGGTTTTAATTTCATCTTTACAAATATAACCTTCTAATGTATCAGGTCTATATTTTTCATTTAATATTGTATGTAACCTTTTTGTCATAACCTTTTATTTTTTAATTAATAATCTCCATATATATTAAACCGTTTAGGTGGAGGTGGAGCTACTTCTTCAGTAGTTATAATATATAATTCTCCTTTTAGAGGTGCAAGCCTAAATTCATAAGGTCTTTGAACTTTTTGAAAATAGGCTTCTAAGGTTTCAGTTAATGATGAATGAACAATTTGTTTATCATCATCAACTAAAACCCATTTATCACCTGGAGGTACACGTCTTGCTATTAAGACATTTTTTTCCTTAATTTCCATAATTAGAATGGTAAACCGTCTGTATTATCTTTTTTATCTTTATTAATTTCAACAACTGCTGCTTCTGTTAATAATACTGTTCCTGCTACTGAAGCTGCGTTTTCTAATGCATTTCTGGTTACTTTAGCAGGATCAATAATACCTGCTTCTTTCATATCATCAAATGTTTCAGTTTTAATATTATAACCTTTCCAGTTATTATCACCCATTTGATTAATTAATCCATAGCATTCACTATCTGTATAACCTGCATTTGTTAAAATTTTCATAAATGGAGAGGCACATGCTTTATAAACAATTGATTTACCAATATGAATATCTGAATCTAGTTCTGTACGAGTTTTATTAATAGCTTCTCTAGCATATAAAAGTGCTGATCCACCACCTGGTACAATTCCTTCTTCAATAGCAGCTTTAGTTGCATGTAATGCATCATCAACTCTATCTTTAGTTTCTTTCATTTCTAATTCTGAGTTGCCACCTACATGAATTATTGCTACACCACCTATAAATTTTGCTAAACGTTCTTGTAATTTTTCTTTTTCAAATGGTGTGATTGAGTTTTCAATTTGAACTTGTAATTCATCAACACGAGCTTCAATTTTTTCAGAATCACCTCTACCATCAACAATTGTTGTTTGATCTTTTGTTACTGTAACTAAACGAGCTTTTCCAAACCAATCCCAAGAAAATTTATCTAATTTCATTCCTTTTTCAGGTGAAAATACTTGACCACCAGTCATAATAGCCATGTCTTCAAGTAATAATTTTCTACGATCACCAAAATCAGGAGCTTTAACAGCACACACTTTAATAGTACCTCTCATTTTATTTACAATAAGAGTAGATAAAGATTCACCATCTATATCTTCTGCTACAATTAATAATGATTTACCGGTACCTAATACTCCTTCTAGAATTGGTAGTAAATCTTTCACTTGAGTAAACTTTTTATCAGCAATTAAAATGAATGGTTCTTCTAAAGTACAAGTCATATCACTATTATTTGTTACAAAATAGTGTGATTTATATCCTCTATCAAATTGCATACCTTCTACTGTTTCAAGATATGTTTCACCTGTTTTAGATTCTTCAATTGTAACAACTCCTTCACGACCTACTTTTTCCATTGCTATCGCTATTAATTTGCCTACTTCAGAATCATTATTAGCTGAAATAGTTGCTATTTGCTCTAATTGAGTTTCAGATGAGATATCTTGAGCAATTTCTTTACGTAAAGAATTTACTACTTCTTTTACAGCTAAGTCAATTCCACGTTTGATTTCAACAGCATTTGCTCCTTTATCTAAATAAGATAAACCTTCATTAATAATACTTTGAGCTAAAAGTGTAGATGTAGTTGTACCATCACCTGCATTATTAGCTGTTTTAATGGAAGCTTGTTTAATCATTTGAACACCTAATTCTTCGATTGGATCTTCTAGATTTGAAATTTGTTTAGCTACTGTAACACCATCTTTTGTTGATCTTACTTCACCATATTCAGTATAAATAACATTTCTACCATTAGGTCCTAATGTTGCAGTTACTGCGTCTGCTACTTTGTTAATACCTTTGATTAACTTTTTACGAGCTTCAGGCCCGAATTCTATAACTTTATTCATAAATTTATTCTGTAATGATTGCTAAAACTTGTGATTCAGGACATGACCAATATTCTTGACCATCATGCTCAATTTTTGAAGCACCAATAGCTGGTAAGATTACTTTTTGTCCTTCTTTAAGGGTTGTGTTTACAAATTGACCAGTTGCTGTATAGTAACCAGGTCCAACAGATACTATAGTTCCTCGTAGCCCTTTTTCTTTTCCAAGATCAGGTACTACAATAGAACCGTAAGTTGTTTCTTCTTCTTCTTGAGGTTTAACAATAATTGAGTTAAAAACTGCTTGTAACATATAACTTTAATTTTAAAACTTATTTTGTGATTAATTATTTTTTGTACGCTAAATATTTTTTAACTGCTTCGGCATACTTTTTAAAAGAATCATCAGTAACAGTTTGTGTTTTTGGAAATTCAGATGATCCACATGTCTCTTCACGTGTAGTTGCTATATTAGCATCAATAGCTTCTGCTTGAACATCAATAAGCATACAATTGATACCATTATAAAGAGCAGTTAATTTTTCTTGATTTACTCTTTGACCACTTGCTAATTGATTTGTTAATTTAGTAAATTCTCCAATTTTGCTGTTAACATCAGATCTACTGGTTTGAGCATTTAATGTCATAGAACCAATTACGGTCATCATGATTAGAACTAGTTTTTTCATAATTTTGATTTTTGTTTATTATAAATATATTAAGAATTAATTGTTTGAACAAGCTCTATTTCAACATCTTCAACTTTATCTACAAAAAAATAATGACCATTTCTTTTCAATATTGTTTCTGCGGTTATATGTTCTTTAAATGACATTACCATTTTTTCATGAATGTCTGTTTCTTTAAGTATTCTTTTGATGATATATGAATCACCATTCCATTCTAAAGTTTGATTATTAAACATTATATATCTTTTTGTACTAAATAATATGTACTTTTAGTTGACTCAGTTTCAAATTCTAATTTCATTAACCCTTGTAAATTAATAAACATTTTAGCTTCAGTAGCATCTTTATTCACAGTTAATATTTCCTTTAATAAATCAGAACTAAATCCTAATTTAAAAGTAGACGGTGTATCTTTTTTAATAATATTACTTAAATAATAAGATACTTTATTTGAATATTCAATATCTCCTCCAAATATTAATTCAAGTTGAAATTGACCATCTAAATCAAGTGAAGGAACTAAAATAACTGTTGAACTATCATCTAAAGCGGATTTTGCTTTTATTAAAGCAGATATCATTTCTTTATCAAGTGATGTTTCTAAATTATATTCTTCAGGACCTGCATATGATCCAGGTTTAGGAATTGTTAAAGTATCTGCTAATGTATAATTAACTGTAAATTGATTATCTGATATAATTAGTTTTGTAAATACTTTATTTGATTTTACATAATTTAGTAATAAATCACTATTTGTAATATTGATTAATTTAAGTAATTGGGATGTATTTATTATTCCAATATTAGAGTCTTCAAGATTAAAATTAGTATGAACTACTTCACCAACCATTTCTCTAGTAGGTGAGGTAAACTTAACACTTAATTGTTTATCTTTAATTTCCCATTTAACTGCTTCAATAGAACCATTTAAATAGTACTTGTTTATAACTGCTTGTAATTCTAGTTTTGGTATCATATTATTAATATAACAAATTTTTAGTTGAAGGCAAAGAATTTATTAACATTTTCATTAAGAGGTGGAAAACTCCATTTTAAATCACCATATAAGTTTTTTAATTTATTTGCTAATAATGATTCAAATATTTCCTCTATATCAATATAGGTTTTAACAAATTCCTCTATTTCTTTAGGTACTTGAGCATTTGGTAAACCTACTGTTTCTAAATTGTAAGGATTCTTTTTTAAGTTAATAATGAATATTTTATCACCTTCAATTATGGATTCATACTTTTTATCTAACTTTTTAAATTTAAGTAAATCATTATAACGAACAGCTGCTTTTGTATTAGCAGGTGCTTTTAATCTAAATGAACTAAACATATCACCTGCTCTAGCTGGTATTTTGTATGCTTCTATTTGTTTAACTCCTGTTGGTTTACCTAAAGCTCTTGGGTCCATTGTTTTAAGTGATTTATAAAAATCAACTATTGACTTATCTATATCATCTTTTAATTTACCAAACAAAACATCTTTAATTAAGTTTTCACCAAACTTTTTAAATGATTTATTCATATTGGACTTCATCAATTCAAGTCCTTTCATATCCAATTCTTCAACTTGTACACCCTCTTTATTAGTAACATACATTGCATAACGACGTTTACCAGTAGTAAGTACACCAGCACAAATTACTTCTTGTTTTAACTGAAAATAATGTGTACCTGGTTTAATATTGAATAACTTTTTACTTAAACCATTTAAATAATCATTTGAATAATTTTGAATTTCTAAAGCTAATTCAAGTATTTTATCATTTTTTTCTTCAGGTTTAAGATTAGGATATCTATGTTTAATTAAATCACCTAAAACAATATACATAGAATCTGTGTCACTAATACAAATATGTTGTTTATCAATGTTTAATTCTTTATTAATAGTATTGTTAACATGAATAATAGATTCTTGAGTTAATCTTTGTCCACTGTTTGTAATAGCAGCACTACAAATTAAATGACCATCAGTATATCTCCAACCTGATTTAGCATAAGTACCATACATAGCGTTCTGTAAGATCTTAAACGCATGTTGGAATAGATCATATAATTTATAATTAGCCCAATCTTCTTCTTTACCTGCTTTCTTTTTTAATCCTCTATAATGTTCTCGTTTTTCAAACCAACCTTGTAAAATTTTAGAACATATACTCTGTTCATCAGTTTTAAAAATAGCACCTGAGGCTGAAATTGTATGTTCATTCTTTTCAATATATTCAATTAAATCTTTTAATTTAATTTTAGCTGATTTAAGGGTATAATTTGTTTTGTTTACTTTTTCAATGACTACTTCTTCATTAGGATCTCGTTCTTTTAATTTTTCTAATGAATGATTTTGTTCATAAGTAGCCATATAAGGTACTTTAATTCTACCTATTAATGTTTCAATTCCTAAATTTAATGATTTAATGATTGAAGGATATAGTGAGGTAAAATCTAAATCAATTACATCAAAATATAAACCAGGTATAGGTTCTAATAAATAACCACCAGCATAACTATCCATATTATTTTTTAATATTGGGTTATGAGTAGTGGGTTTATTTGGTGAAATAATACCTTCACGTCTTAAGTATTTTAAAATAGCACCCTCATTCATAACTGTATTCCAATAAATACTTTCATATGGAATATTACAAATATGGGAAATCATAATTGTTAAATCAATGAATTTTAACTTACCTTCTAATGCCTCAATAATCTCAACATCTCGTAAGTTATAATCTATAAAACGATTTATGTCGCTTTTAAACAAAGTATTTAAATTACCCTCATAATCTATTTTACCTAAACTAACATATTTTTCTCCAATATCACCTAATTTATAAGATGGTTCTTCTTTCATAATATATTTTTTATGAAGAAGCATATAGTCTAGATGATTAATACCTCCAATAGTAATTTGAGTTTCACCTCCAAATTCTCTATAATTAATCTTTTTAATTGGAGACATCCTTAGTACTTCATCTTCACCTAATACTTGTTTTATTCTAAAGTATAAGTAAGGCATATCAAAGTATTCTGAATTGTAACCACAAATTATAGTTGGGTCCAATTCTTCTAATTTATCAAGGAAACGTTTGATTAATTCTTTTTCAGAACCACAAGGTATAATATGTTTATTATTTTGATTTGTTTCTTTAATTTCTTTACTCTTATCAAGAATTAAACATATTTTTTGTTTAGTAGTAACATCTATTAAAGCAACAGAAGTAATAGACATAGGTGCTGATTTGATATATTCAGGAGTTAAAGCACCACCCATTTCAATCTCAATATCTAAATAAACAATATTATGCCATTCAGGAACAACATCATCTTGTTTATAATATAATTCTCGTAATACTAATAATTCTTTATTAATGTCTTTTTCTAATAAATTAGTATCCTCTTTGTTAAATTTTTTAGTTGGTATAGCCCATCCACCAGTTAGTACTGGTTGAGCTCCTTCTTTCCATTCATCAATACGTTTCCAAAATGTAGGTTGGTACTGAAATTCAGACCACCCAATTTTATCATCACGTAAATAATAAGTATACGATTTATGATCGTAGTAAATTGCTTGATACATAACCTTTATTAAATATATTAAAAGAATTTCTTAAGATCAGGCTTAAAGTAATTAATGTTTTTCATTACTTTTTTATCTCTTGTTCTATAAACAATCCAATAATCACCTACTTTTTCATAGTGACATGGTTCACCTTGTTCTTGAGAGCGTTTAATAACTGTTAATCTTGCTTCTTCTTCTGAAGTACATGCTTTAGACATATTTGATGCTTGAACTTCTTGATAAGCAGGCATTAATTTGTCTTTTAAACCGTGTAACATGGCTCCGTTGCCTATAGAAACATAAGCAATATCACATAAAGCATCTAATACTTCTACAATGTTTCCTGTTTCACAGGCATGTTTATATTCTTCTAGTTCTTCTAAAATGAAATTGTAAACGAACATCCACTCTTTTTCTTCAGGAATAACAGGAGTGTAATTGTTTGGTTTACCCATTGTTTTATTGAATGTCTCAACTTCAGAGACAAAGGGTACATAATTATTTTCCATAACTTAAATTTATATAATAAAAATAATAAAAAAGGCTTGGTTGTCCAAGCCTTAATTTAAGATTTTAACCAACCATAATACTTATTTGTCAAAGATTTTCTATGATCTAAACCTAACGTTCCACCATTAATACGTTTAGTTAAAGATGTAATTGAAGTATCACTAACACCAGTATCACAAATTAACCATAATTTATTATTATCAAAGAAAAACATTGCTGATTCAAAAGCGTATTGAGTAGCTACTAAATCAGGATTAGTCATTATTTCTGGTTTTTTTAAGTAACTTGAAAAAGATTGATAATTACTTTTACCTGTTAATTGTAAAGCACCACGACCTCTATATTTCCAACCATCACCTGAAGCTTCATCACCATTACCCATTCTATTTCCATAAACACGATTAGCAATTTTTTCAGGTTGTTTAGCATAAGATTCAGCTAATGTTCCACCTGGAAAATATTTTGAGAATACTCTCATTAAACCATCTTTAGAATAGTTTAAATTTTCAGAGAATAATTTATATTCACCGGTTTCATGTGCTGTTTGAGCAAAGAAGTGTGCTGCTCTCTCAGGTGTCATTTTATAATAAGCCATAGCGGCTTTTAAAGTTCCAGGGCCAAATGCTCCATCAGCAGT